TTCTGCAACTCATGTATTAACCTTGGTTCTGCGCTATCAGAAACAATCAAATCATTTCCGCAACGATGTTTCATAACTTGAGCCACGTCGTCGGTGGTCATCCTGGTTCGGTATAATTCTTCTTTAAGGTAGATTCGTTCTGTTTTTTTATCAATAGCAATATTGACAAGTGTTGTTGGGTCATTGCTAAAACCAAAGTCATTACCCCAACGCATTAACTCCGTTTCCTTAAATTCTCCTAATTCCCAATTCTCAAATATAACCCCTTCTGATTTTTCAAGCCATCCCCCCATAATTACGTGCTTGTAGTACTTGGCTTTCTTCTTTAATGGGCTGTGGTCTTGCTCTGATTGTGGTAACTTAATCCATTCCTCGTATGCTACACGTTTATCCTCAAAGTCATTCCACAAGTTGTCGGCTATCAGATTTCTATCCATATCTAAGTAACTAGAATGAATATACATCACGTTGTCTTTAATACCGTTCCATCCCTCAGGGACACCACGTTCTTCGAATAATTCAGTATATATCCAATGGGTTTTTGTCGTAGGGTTAAGTATAAGGATGTTAATATTCTGTTTATCATTGCTACGAATAGATTTCTTAATCTTATCCCATTGATCGAAACTAGGCATTTCTTCAGCTTCTTCAAGAACGAAAACGTTAAATCCCTTTAATGACTTTAAAGCCGCTGTTTGGTTACCGCTTGATGTGCGTATTCCCTTAAATACAATCTTGCTTCCGTTATGACCATTGATTCTGTCCTTAGTAACATCGAAGCTATTATAAGCATTGAGTATTTCTAATTTCTCGTTAAATTCCGGGATGATGCTATCCTCTGCGCTGACAAGAGTATATCTAGTGTAAAGTATATTATAAGCGCAATCCTTAGCGGCTACACACGCCCAAGTACCGACTGCAAATGACTTCTGACTGTTACGACCACCTGTTATTACTACAGTGTCAATATCAGGATACTCACCGCTTAATAATTCAAATAATGGCTCGTACTTTTCACTTAAACTCAATTCCATATCACAAAGATACGAAACTACTTCTTACTACCCTTACTAAAAACAATCTTAGTAGACGTATCTAGCTTCTCTCCTGCTGACGTATGGTCGATTTCGGTTTTATCTGACCAGCCTAGATTCTTAAGCGCAAAGATAACCCCTGCTGTTGCGTGGTCTTTGTCTGTTACCAAATCTTCATACTCCGCCTCGATTCTAGTCCTCAACCTCTTTATAGCGTAACTAAACCCCTCTTTTTGCTCATAAGCATAGAAGCTCTGACGTGATTCAAAACCAAGATGTAAGCACAATCTTGTTATAGTTGGCTTACTAACTGAATTAAAATATTCCTCTGCTTTTGCAAGCAATTCCTCTGCATTATTATAATGCGGTGGTCTTCCTCCTAAATTCTCCATAATAATAAAAACGGTTCTCACCTAAGTACAAATATACTAAATTATTTTTAAACGGATTGGGTTAGTATAATATAAATAGTAAAAACCGCTTGTTAGGCGGTTAACAACTTTACCATACAGGGTTCGATACCTGTAAGTGAGTTCGGGTCATATATTGATTACTCACAATTTTACATCCCTTGCGTTTAAATTTCGCCAATGGTGTTGTTTTTTATTCGCTATCTCTTTTTTGTGTAATATACAAATACTTTGCTCTAGTTTCTTTTGAAATCTTTTCTACATGAGAAATCATTCCTAATTCAAACAATTGATTGATTGTTTCTAATTCATTTCTGTAAAGTTGGTATGCAGTTTTCATATCTTTATCTGTTTTGATACTTCAAAGATACAAACTACTTTTCAATTAAACAAGTTTTATTTTATTATTTTTTTCAAGTAGGTATAGTTCCCCTCTAGTATAATAACGCCTCTCTCCTGTTTCAAACCTAACCTCGTCGATTGCTTCACTTACTTTTCTTCCACCCGTTTGTGTTCCTACTATTCGAGCAGAAACGCCGTCTATCTCGAACTCAACAAGGTTAATACTACCATCTTCGTTAACTAGACGTGTTTTAATCGGCTCTAACGGCTTTAAATTGTTTTTACGTGTGTTCATATCAAAAACGTGTTAGAGTGTCTTAAAATTGATTATTCTAACTTTTAAACCGTATTGCTTAGCTAGGTTTATCATATTCTTTGTTCCTTTACTTTGCCCATCCCATAATGCTATAAGATGAGTGGCGTATTGAGCCATTTGTTTGTTACGGATATATCCTGCGCTTTTACCGTATGTTTCCCAATCTGCGGGGAATTGTTTTGCATCCTCTCCATATAAGTCTGCGTAATTTTCTCCAAGTTTATCCGCACCTTTGCAAGTTCCTGAAACTATCTCTAAATCATCCCAACCAATGTTACCCAATATTTTATCTATTTTCCTAAACAATTCCACGTTGTATTCAGGACAATTCCTACTACCCGCTATTATTACTCTATTTGCTTTCATTATTAAATTCTTTTGTACAAAACTCTTTAAACTGATCTATGCTTTTAATCACAACATAAGTATGCCCTAACGACTCTGCTCGTTGTTGGAACTCGACTTGGTTAGGTTGTTGGTTGTTTCCAGGTAGTTTGAACTCCACTAAGAATGTACGCCCATTATCCGCAAGTATAATATTATCGCTAACTCCTGCTAAGAAACCTATCCGTTTCATACCATCAACAATCATGCTAACGGCTTTCGTTATGATGTTGTTTGAAACACCCATGATTTGAAATACACCACCTACAACCGATGCGATTTCATTTGGAACTAGAAACCATATCAAACGCGGGTTATGATTCTTAAGGCAGTACGTGTTGTTGAAGTAGACGTAGCATTGCGATTGCAGAGCGGATTCAGATTTTCTTTTCATGTTTTTTTGTTTAGAGGTAATCGGTAATCTAGTATTTTATAGTTTTTTGACTTTATATAATATACTCTTTACTTTTTCCTAATTTTTATTTTTATTTTTATTTATACTTTTTACTCTTTTTACAAGTTACTAGATTACCTTATTAAATATATATATTAAATAAATTATATATATATATTATTATTAGATAGTTATGAGTTTGTAAAAGTTCAAAAAAAGGTAATTTGTTGGTAACTTACCTCAGATTACCTTAGATTACTTTCTGTCTTATTTGAATAACTAGAACGGTACAGCTTCACTTCCTGACATGTACAATTTAACACCGCTTTTGACTCTTCCGTTGACTTTATGGGATTTATACTCAAATTTATTCTTAGTGAAGATTTCTTTTACGTCGAACTTTGTCGGTTTTAGACCCGAATGCTTAGTAAGATATTGCAATACCTCGCCTTGATTCATTACTACTTCTGTGTTATGCTCGAAATTCATATCTAAAGAGAAGTAATTGAAAAATACCTCTTCCATTGCGTTTACTGCTTGGTTCGATGTGGTATTTTCATATATATACTGCTGTTCTTCTTCTTTATATATTCGCCAATCGTAACCCTCTTTGTATAGACGATAAGCCTCCATAATCATAGGTGTTTTATCCATAGCAACCATAGCGTCATAATCGGTGCTTTCTACTTTTATAGGTAGAATACGCCTATTACCTGTCGGGTCTTTTATAATATCCATCTCGTTAGTTGTGGCCATAAGAGATGCACGTCGTCTTAGCGTTGTATCTTCATATCCGTATGATTTACGGTCGGTGATATACGTCAAGTTTGAAAGCTCTTTATATTCTTTATCGTCTTTGAACGCTTTACCACCGAACTCGTCATCGAAAACGATAAGCGACTGACCTAAACGAAATTTAGCATCCTTGTTATCTGATAGCTTGGACTGAATAATATAACGTGATAACTCCTTTGGAAGTACGTGACGACAGAACGACGTTTTACCCGAACCGTGTTTGTTGCCTGTAAGAACCAATGTGAGCGGACTAGCCTCAGGGTCATCGTGTGAACAGAACCAATTATGCATAGTACCGACCATCCATTTAGTGAAAGCCCATCTATTGTATTCGCTTTGAGGATATATGCAATCTACGTATTGCTGAATGTGACCATCGGTGTCTAAATGCTCGTTATCTCGGATAAAGTCTTTTAGTATGTTCTTGCGCTTTAGATAGCTTGAATTTAGAATAGAACGTATGTCGTTTTTATTGACATTAAAATCGAAGTTCTTTTTACAAGCAAGGTATATGTCATCAATATTAGTGTCGTCCATAATCTTACCATTAATAAGCTTCTTGTTTATAATTTCGTCATATTCTGGATTATATGCGTCTACTATAAAGTTAGCTAGTTGCTCGATTTCTGTTAGTTCGTCGTTAGCGAGTTTCGTATAGTCGGTTTTGTCGTTTATTAACTTAGCTATGAGCGCACGTTCCTCTTCGTTTGCTTCCGTTCCTGTTACTATTGCAAGATTTGAGGACACCGACTCAACAGTCGCACCGCCTTGCATCTTAGATATGTTAACTCGGTTGATAATCTGACGTGTACGCTCACTATAAATATCAATACCTGCTTCTTTACAATAATAGTAGAACGTACCGATAGTACATAAGCCTGCACCTTTTTTTAAGAATCCGTTATAGTCCTTATCGGTGTTTTTTTTATTGTACTTTGAACCGAATGAGCAAACGAAATGAAAGTTGTCACGTCCTGACTCACCGAACTCCGAAGCGAATGCGAGACCAATACGAACGTAACGGTAATAATCCTCTTGACAAAGGTCGATATGTCTATCACGAATCTGGCTTAGTATCGAGTCAAGGTCTGATTGAGTATAAACGTACTGAACTTGCTTAGGGGCTTGATCTTTCTTATCTACTTTAACGTTAAACTTCTTGCTATTATCGACCACCAAAATATCCGGGTCGTAACTTACATAGCGAAGCCTGTTGATGTTCTTACAAGCCTTATCCGTGCTAATGTCGTACGTGTCATAGTAGTACTTAGATACAGCATCATAAGCATCCTTAGCTTTTAACGGATCAATCTTTACGAAAACGCAATAACCGTCACCACCAAAAGATTTATGAACTATAAAGGTGTATTGGTCGTTGTATATAGCGTGTTCCTGCTCTGATGTTAACTCAGTATCAATATCAATACACACTATACCAACAGGCGTTAAGTTCTGCTCTGTCTTAGATTCGCCATTAGGGATAGTTCCAACAGGAGTAACGCACATAGATTGGGACTTGATGCGCTTGTATGTTTCTTCGTCGCCACGTTGTTTTGCGTTTCTACCGTTTATAACAGCGTCTTGATTTGCGCCGTACTGAATCATCCCGACATAATTGTCGAGGTCAATAGTTTTGTTAGTCTTTTCGGATTGATTCGCGTAAAGACTGGTTGTATATTCTTTTAATTTTGACATAATTCCTTATCCGTGAGTACCGTTAAATTCGTAAACAAATAAATCTTTTTCAATATCACACTTAACAAGCGTGAATACACAGTATTCCGTAGAAATGTGAAAAGGAACTTTTGAATTTGATAGCGTTTGCTCTCTGAGTATGTTAAACGCCTCTTTGTGTACACTTTTTGAATTATCCTCTAAGATATAATCCATGTACTTTTTGTTTTGAATAAATAAAACCATATTATAAAATTATTAAAGTGAAATACAAATATACTAAACTATAATCATAAAAACAAACAAAAAAGTCAGGTTTTATCGCCTGACTTATAAAAATAGTTTGTATTGTTTGGAGTTTTCGATGCGTCCTTTGTCTTTTTTAGCTTCTGTCACTCTTGTATCCCAGGATATTCCGTCAAGCTCACAATCAATAACACGAATTATTCTGTAGTATTCTTCGCTATATGGTTCTGCATCGCTCAATAACTTGAATAGTTCTGAGATTTTAAGATAGCCCATAGTAACGATCAAGTTTCTCAATTGTTTTTTTTGTAACATATTTCAATGTCCTGTTACTATCCTTAGGAAACTCAGGCGTGTTAAGCAATGCGAAGTATACTGGTCTTATAATCTCGCCAAATCTTTTAGCCAACCTGCCATCGTTTTTATTGTTTAGGTATTGTTCTTTAGAAACGAGATTTAAACGGAATAAGTCGAGTATTTGTTCATACATTACTTTGAACGCCATGTGAATGTCGCCGCCTTTACTCAACACGTAAGTAGCTATCTTCTTACCGTTAGGTAGTGGTATATTATCAATAGGCGTTAATATCGTTTCACCTGGTTGACGTTCAGGCTTTTGTTTTGTCGGTGTAACGTGACCGCAATTCGGGCAAGTCGATTCGCTACGGGCAAACAAAAATCCGCAATCTTCACACTCCGCAACTGATAGTGGTGTTTCCTTTTTGGCACGATCCTTACCGATTCCTTCATTGAATATTTTTACCCAATCACGCGGAGATGACCATGTATTATGGCGTTCAATATTACCGCCTCCGTCAATAACGATAAACGAGTCCTTATAAATGCTATTAGATGATCTTGCGCCACGCCCTACGCACTGCAAGAATAAACTAAGCGTACCTATTGCCCTATTTAAAATAACGGCTTGTACCTCACGAGAATCGAATCCAGTAGTGAAGCAAGCAACGTTACATAAAATTGCGTCGTCGTTTTCCTCAAACCATTTTACAGTTTCCTTGCGTGACATTTCTGTTTCATTGACAGAATCGTACAGCTTGATGTTGTACCCAGCTTCTTTGAACTGCTCGTAAATCATTTTGTTTACTTTAGCTGATGGATTGAATATAATTGTCTTTTTGCCTTTGCAGATGTTTTCGTAATTCAATAGACAATTAAATACAGCATCTTTTTTAGCGAATACAGCGTTTTGGCTTTCGGTTGTAAACTCGCCTGTTGAATCGGTTTTTAAGTCGGTTAAATCTGTGAAATGCTCAACAAAGTTTATATCCTTAACGATACTACCAAACTCAATAAGCTCGTCAGTACTAGCGCCGATTACAATGTCATCGAATAATAACGACATAGAAAACGGCTTTGACCATTCCTCCATCTCGAATCCGCAACAATCGTCTAACTCATTTGATACCGATTTGCAACGAGGGCATTTAAAGTAGGTCAATCTTTTTTCACGAATAGGCGTCGCTGTAAAACCCAATATTTTTTGCGTTGTAAATTGTTCAATATGTTTATCAAAGTGACCGTCGTGTACTTCATCAATAACAATCATACCTAAGTCTTTGAAAAAATTAGGATTTTTCTTTAACTTGTTGTGTATCGTCATTTCCATACCAATATAGACATCCGCGCAATGATGGTAACGGTTAACACCTGGCATAACCTTTTCTACTGTCATACCTAATGATATACAGGTCTTAGTCGCCTGATGCACGAGTTCTTCCCGATGACACAGTATAACAACTTTTTTATTATAAGTTTGATTGTACCACTTAGAAACCGTGCAGAACGAGAACGTTTTGCCATACGAGGTTTGTGCAACAAAGCATATCTTTCTATTGTGTTGCAACGCTTCAATGACATTATTCATGTCACGTTCTTGATACGGAAATAAAGTGTGTTTAATATTTTGCAGGTGGTTCATAGTTTAAAAAAGGAGGCTGTTAAACCTCCCTATATCTATATCTTAAAATTAAATGAGTATCTGTTTCTTTTATCCCTGTAAATTCTAATCTACCCCCGTTTACATCTATTCTAAGTGCAATATGATTGTTAAACCAATTGTTTAATACTTCTTGAAAGCATTTTTGGTGAAACTCCTTTTGATTAGTTCCGTAAACGTTTATTGTTGTGAGTAGATTAGTAAAGTTTAATTTTATTTCCTTGCTCATGACTAAAATGGTAAATCATCATCCCAACTATCATCAACAACTTGCGCAACTTCTACCTTTTCAGACTTCTGACCCCAAGCTGTATGACTGCCTAAAATTGGCATATCATCGGTTTGCTTTTCTTTTGGTAATGATTGTTTTACCAAGTGTGTGTCTTTTCGGTCTGCTTGTGGGTTCTTTAGGTCAAAACCGATAAGGTCTAAATAAACGCCTTTTTCTCCGTTGTAAAGATTTGCGTATTCAATTGGGATAACAACTGCTGCAACCTTTTTACCGCCTTTACCGTCTAATTCTGTTTTAACTGCTCCTGGAATAGCTAAAAGATTTAATCTTGTTGAAATGTTTGCCATTTTATTATGTTATTTAAAGTGTTTACAAATTTACTAATAATTCTTGAGCATATTCATTACAAAGTTTAACCTTAATGTTTATTTTATTGATATACTCGTCATCCCTAATAACCTCGAATACCTTAACACGGTATTTATCTTCGATTGACTGAAATTTAATAGGTTTTGCATTTGGGAATAATTCAGCTCTTACTTCTTTCCAATACTTTTCAGTAAAAATGTGGTTAAGTGCCGTTTGTTGCTTTTCGTTATCATCCTCAATCCATCGTAACTCACGCTTTAGAATATCGAAAGGTGTATTTACCAATGTGTAGCAAACCTTTCCTTTTTCTAACCTCCAAAGATCGAGATAACCCTGCATCTGTGCGTAATATTTAACGTCAAGTGATTTACCGAACAAAGGGAATGTTTCAATACTGAATGAAGCCTTGTTATCGTAAATTACCCCTTTTTCTAAAAAGTCGATTTCTCCTGTTTTGTAGTCATCCTCTTTGCGTTCTTCGTTCTTTGTAAAGAATCCAAGTTTTAGAACTTGCGTAATAAGATTCAATCCTTGCTCTTCCGTTTCTAATCCCTTAGATATATACTTTGAGTTTATCTGCTCACGCCTGCCGAACATATTTTGCTTAACCCACTTTTCTACATATGTTTTTGCACCTTGCGATAGAGTTTCGCTTTTTAATCGTGGTTCTGCCATAATATCCGATATAGCAGAACATCTAATTTTAAACTGTTTCATCTAATTTGTAATATTCAACTTCTTCATCTGTTGGTTTGTGTCCGTTTTCGATTGCAATTAGAATACGCTCACGCTCTACTTCCCATTTTTTATTTTGAAGTGTTTCGTCGAGTTTTTCCTCTAAAACATCCTTACGGTTAAGATCACCTCCGAAAATACGTCCTAATGTATGTGTAGCATCCTTGATTGCGTTTGTCTTAGCTATCGGGAGTGCCATTTCAACAGCATTATTATTGATGTTAGCCATATCGCTTGGCGATGAGCCTTTCTTTGTCTGAATCTGTTTTGCGCCTGTACCGTCCTTAAATCCTTTCTCACCTGTTACGGGATGTGTATAATGAATACGAACTGTTACATACAAGGCATTGAACATAACACCCTCTCGTAATACCTCAATATCAACGTCTTTATAAATCTTTCTTAACAATAACTCAACCTTATCAATAGGTAAATACTTTGAGTTGTTTGCGTATGGGTTGGTTTTGATCCATTTTACAGGCGGGTTCTGATTGATAAGTGTATTAAACTCGTCAAGGTTCGCCATTTTAATAACTTTCTCTGACGATATTAAATCAGAGAAAGTCTTTTTTACTAATTCTTTACTCATTTCTATTTATTTAATTTATTCAATAATTCCCTTGATTGTCCTTCACCACTAACCGACCACGAGCCATTAAGTTTGCCAATATAGTTACCCTGTTTTTCAAAGCACATAACCGTTAATTGTAAATCGTTAATAGTGCCGATGCTGAATGAGTAATAAAACTCACGGCTTGATAATCGAACACAAGTCTTAGCGGCTTCTGATGCTATATATCCAATAACAGTTTCGTTTACCCATTGTTCAGCTTCTACAAGATTCTCGTCCTCAATCATATCGGGCGTGATGTCGTCGAATGCTTCGCCGTAGTTTTTAATCTCAATCCAAAATGATTCTGAACCCTCTTCGCAGGTTACCATAATTTCAACGTCTGTTCTTTTTGAGTGGTTACTGAATTGTAATACCTCAAGGTCGTAGCCGATTCCGTAAATTGTTTGCTTTTCCATTTTCATTTGTTTTTTAAAGTTTCAATAATCAAAGATAAGTAGTTAAAGTGATATATGCAAATTTATTTTACTTTTTTATCGGATGGTTCCTATTAGTATCTCGATCTTTCATTTCCCATTCATAATCTAATAAATAATTGTGTGAGTTGCCTTTTAGGTTGTACTTCTCTTTACTGAAAGAAACTTTAACAAAGTGTCTTAATACTGCTTGCTTTGATCGGTTGTAATCGCAACGATGAATTACTGTCTCATCAAGTCGATAGATACTGTTAGGCTTACATTTAAGAGTTTCAGAATGATATAATAATCTATTCATTTGATCAATACTTTTTTCATGATCTTGAATAAGTTGAAATTCTCCTGTTACGTATTCAGTCGGTATGCAGTCACACCAAATGTAATTGATATCATCTGTCATAAATCCATCACAATGCCAACCTAATCGATTAAGATTTTCGCCACCTTTTACATAAAGACATTTGGCTGTTAGATAAATATAGTAATCAGTCCAATTTTCATCCACATTTTTTCTAAAATCTACTATACACTTCCAAACTAACTCACTTAATGGGAGTAACTGTCTAGGTATCGCTACATACCCTGTTCTGTCTATATGAATAGGTAGATATTGGTAAAAATACATTTCTGAATTATCGACAATAACATCTGATGCTGTTTCGATTGGTTCGCTTCCGTATGTTTTCATGGTAGTAATTCAAAAATGTGCATACCTAAGTCCATGCCTACATGAATGTCCGCACGACCTATAAAATCTAATTTGTTAACATCGCCACATTCAAACTTTTGCCCCGTTTTATAAAGGCGAAAATGACGATCTACCTTTGGCGCATCCAAGTCTACTATTGCCCAAATAGCAACGAATCCCTCTTGGTTTTCACCTTTGATGATTTTTGAACCGTAAGGCATTTCAATTGTTGATTCCTCCTTCATTGGGAGTATGAATTTGTGTATTGCTTTCATAATGTTTTTGTTTAATGATGTAAAGGTAGTTTATTAGTTTTATATATGCAAGAAAAAAGTGAAAATAATTTCCGTTGCTATATAAATGTTCAACAAATTTAAAAAACTATTTGCATATATCAAAACTTTTATTTTACTTTGCGTCATGGAAATAAGTTATGAAAAATTTTTAGAGAGCAAAAAGAAATCATTTTTAGAAAGTGGTTTCGATGTTCAAGAAAGTGATTTAAACCCATTACTTAAGGACTTTCAAAAGTATGGAGTTAAAACAGCTATTAAAAAAGGAAAATTCGCATTCTTTTTTGATTGCGGATTAGGTAAAACATTCTGTATGTTAGAGTGGTCAAGGTTAGTAAGTAATAAAACAGGAGGAAAAGTACTTATACTTGCTCCATTAGCTATTGTCGACCAAACAAAAAGAGAATCTATTAAATTCGGTATTGATTTAGATGTTTTCGATATCACGAATTATGACCAATTAAAAAACATAGACACGTCTAAATATGTAGGCGTTGTGCTAGATGAAAGCTCTATATTAAAGGGTAGGGATGGTAAATTGTCTCAACTTATAATATCATCTTTCAAAAACACGCCTTATAAGCTATCTTGTACGGCAACACCGTCACCAAACGATCACATGGAATTAGGTCAGCATAGTGAATTTTTAGGGGGTATGACATATTTAGAAATTCTAGCAATGTACTTTGTTCATGATGGTGGAGAAACATCTAAATGGAGACTAAGAAAACACGCTATAGATGATTTTTGGAAATACATAGCAACATGGTCAATGGCTATTGATAACCCATCAACATTAGGTTTTAATTCTGATGGATATAACCTTCCGGAAATAGAATATATAGAACATATTATAGATGTTGATAATAATACAAATACTTTGTTTTCAGATATAGCAGTAAGTGCTACGGATTTGCATAAAGATTTAAGAAGGTCCTTTGATGACAGAATATCTAAAACATTGGATATAGTTAATTCAAATGATAGTCAATATATAATTTGGGCGTTATCTAATGATGAAACAAATACTTTAAATAAATTATTGCCTGATGCAATAAATGTCCAAGGAAGTGATAAACCAGAATTTAAAGCTAAACATCTTAATGGATTTGCTAATGAAGAATTTAGAGTGTTAATAACAAAAACTTCAATAGCATCTATGGGTATGAATTATCAGAACTGTAGTAATATGATATTTATGTCATATGACTTTAAATTTGAACAATTTTATCAAGCAGTTAGACGTTGTTATAGATTCGGTCAAAAGAATAAGGTAACCGTACATTTGCTGATACCATCAAGCCAAGCTAATGTAAGAAAAACAATATTAGAAAAACAAGAAAATCATTTTGAAATGATTAAGCAGATGTCTAAATATTCTGCTGAATCAGATTACAAAAAAAATAAACCACAAAGAGAATATAAAAAAGTTAAAATTTTAACCCCAAAATTCAATTAACATGAAAGAAGTAGTATTAAAAGATCAGGTAGTAACAGATAATTACGCATTGTATTGCGGAGATTGTGTAGAAGTTTCTCAGGGATTGCCAGATAATGTAGCTGATATATGTGTTTATTCTCCACCATTCTTTGAATTGTATGTTTATTCAGACGACCCAAAAGACATGAATAATAGTGCTAATTATAGTCAGTTTAAAACACACTACGAGTTTTTAATAAAAGAAATAAAAAGAATAGTAAAACCCGGTAGAATAATAGCTGTTCATTGTATGGATTTACCAATTCAAAAAGGTAAAGAGGGATATATTGGTCTTCGTGATTTTAGCGGAGATATTATAAAGATGCACCAAGACGCTGGATTGATATATCATAGTAGGGTTACTATATGGAAGAATCCAGTAACAGAAATGCAAAGAACTAAAGCATTAGGATTACTTCACAAAACAATTAAAAAAGATAGTTCAATGACAAGGGTAGGTATTCCAGATTATGTTCTTTTTTTCAGAAACGATGGAGAAAATGAAAAACCAATAACCCACCAAGATACAGACACAACAAAAGGAGATTATCTCCCTGTTGATTTGTGGCAAAAATATGCTTCCCCTGTTTGGTATGATATAAATTATTCTAGAACACTTCAATACAGGAGTGGAAGAGATGGTAATGATGAAAAGCATATTACACCTCTTCAATTAGACACTATTGAGAGAATACTTCATTTATACTCAAACGATGGAGAAGTTGTGTTTAGTCCATTTGGCGGAATAGGTAGCGAGGGTTTTCAAGCATTAAAAATGGGAAGAAAGTCAATAAGCATTGAATTAAAAGACAGTTATTTTAATCTTAACGTAAAAAATCATAGAGATGCTGTTATAGAGAATAGTAGCGTTCTAACACTTTTCTAGTAAACTAATTAAACCCCGATATTTTAATCGGGGTTTTTAACTATATTTGCACAACATGGAAAGAATAAACACCCGTATCAAGGATGAACACGCAACCCAACTAGGCTTAACGCTAACAAAATCAAAACAATATAGAATATCACAGGAACAGTACACCGAGTTGCAAGGTCTAAGAAACGGATTCGATGCGTATTGCGATGAGGTAGGAATTAACAAGGACGATGTTTCAATGTATTGGGATAAGAAAAGCAAGGACTTTTCGATACTTGTTAAGCCTAACAAAAACAAGTTAAGCGAAGAAGAATTTACCGACTTACTTGCCGAAAAACTGTCAAATTATTCTCCTAAATACGAAAAACTTCCGATTATACCACAGAAAACTAATAACTTATTGGTTATTGATATCGCTGATGCACATTTCGGTAAACTTTCTTCAAGTTACGAAACAGGCGAATCTTATAATATCAACATAGCAAAACAACGTTGCTTAGACGGTGTTAACGGAATTGTCAGCAAAGGTCGTGCATTTGGAATTGACAAGGTTCTTTTTATTATAGGTAATGACGTATTGCATTATGATAATCCAAAGAAAACGACCACAAGCGGAACGCCACAAGATACAGATGTTATGTTTTATGACATGTTCAATACCGCATTAGATACGCACGTCGAAATAATTGAGCGTTTAATCCAGGAGTTTGAAGTTGACATATTGTTTTGTCCAAGCAACCATGACTATCAAAGCGGATGGATGTTTGCACGATCTTTGTCTTGTTGGTTCAGGAATTGCGATAGAGTTACAATAGACGATAGTATAGCACATAGAAAGTATTACCGATACGGTAAGAATCTTATAGGCGTCAGTCATGGTGACGGAGCGAAAATGGCCGATATGCCATTACACGTGGCAAACGAAGTCCCTAATTTATGGGCTGAAACAGTTTTTAGAAATGTATATCTTCATCACATCCACCATAAGCAGGTAACAAAGTTTCAAAGCGGCAAGGACTATATAGGGGTTACGGTTGAGTATTTAAGAAGCCCGAGCAGTTCAGATAGCTGGCATTATAGAAACGGCTACACAGGCGCTAAAAAAGCGATTGAGGGGTTTGTACATAACTTCGATGATGGTCAGATAGCAAGGTTGGTTCATTATTTTAAATAAATATATTATGGCAAAGAAAAAACTAAAAGTTACTTTTGAAGAATGGGATTATGAGTGCGGTGATGGGTGTTGTTATGAGTGGGGTAGAGCTGTTTATATTGATGGTGAACATATACACAATCATGCAGACAGCGACCAAGCTATTATAGAGGTTTTACAACATTTGGGATATGAGGTTGAAGTAGAATATAAATAAAACTTGCAATTATAAAAAACATTACTTAATTTAGCGTTATGAAAATAGAAAACGTAGTGGTAATATCCTTGTCGGATTATGAGGAATACCAAGAACTAAAGAAAAAGAAAGAAACAAACCCCGCAAGAATAGACGGTTGTTTAATGGTTGGATGCAAAGATTTTAATTACTTTCAAGATTTTGTGAAATCCAATTATATCGATTACAAATTAATATCATTAGACTACGGTGGTGTAGATGTTTTTAAGGCTAAATTAGATGATGGAAGTGATATTATTTTCTTCGGTCAATGGTAATAAAAATAACAAAAGGCGAGCCTAAAAACCTCGCCTATTTTTTGCCCTTGACTTAACAAAACAAACTAAACCAAAACTACAAACTAAAACCAACGATAACGCTTCCAAAGCAACCATAATACAATAATTAAAACACCTACATACCAAATCCAATTATAATCCGGTTTGGATTCTTTTTTTATTTCCTCGCTAGACACAGTGCTAAACCTATCATCACGAATAACGGCACTGTCTTTTCTTATTTCCTTTCTCTCTTGATCTTTTTTCTCTTCTTTACGTTCTTTTGTTACAACACGCTCTTCAACCGGAGGAATCGTTACTTCTACATCAATACGGTTTGTAAGCGAATCGAATACTAAAACAAGCTCTTTTAGAACCGAATCCATTAGAACATTTCGCCCTGGTTTTAGTTCTCCTGTAACTACACGCTTACCACCATCACGTTTTCTTTCCTCGATGCGTTCAGTTTCAGTTACCACAGTACCGCGGTCAACTTCTTTCGATTCTACATTGCCGACTTTAACCTCGCTATGCTCAACCCTTGTAACGGATTCAGATTTATCTATATGCTTATTTGTCTTTTTGAACAGCCCGCATGACCCCAACGTCATTATCAGAACTATTCCTATTAAGTATCTCATATTCCAAATTATCTAGTGAATTGTTTAAATTTTCCAAAGCAATAATCGTACTATTTTTAACTTCTATAGTAGCACTACCACACACAACGGAGCTTAGTAGTAAAAATGTTATTATAACAAACTTTCTCATTTCGTTAATGTTTTTACAAGCGTGTCAATTTTATCTCTACTCTTTCCCCAATCTTTTTCAATAGGCTGAACTTGACGCCTAACCTCTTGTGGTAATTGATTTCTGATTTCCTGTTGAATATCCTTGTTTAGCTTATTGCTAATTTCGATATTCTCATTTTTTGCAGACATCCAAGCCCATATAAAAATAATATTAGTAACGGTAAGGAATGTGCATAAGAACGCTAATGGATTGTCTTTGATCCATCCAAATATCTTGCCACTATCATTTACGCGTTGTCCTAGGAAGTCTGGTTTGCTATCAGGCATCTTTATTTCATCAAATTGTAATAGTACTTTACTTTATTTCTCACGTCATCTAAACCGTTATATCCACCGTTTACACGCTTACGTATCAATCGAATGCTTTCCTCGCTTATATCATCAACAAGATTCCATAATTTATTATCAGTAAAATAAAATATTGCGGATTCTAATGGATATGTGGTAGCTACTAAATCGGGGTTCTTTACAAGGTCAACGCCTAGGAACTTGCCTAAACGCTCGTAACTGTATTTCCCTGTAGTTTGCATGAATCCACGACCACGGAATTTATACCCATCTCCTGGCTCTGTATTACCCATTCTACCACCATAAGTTTTATTGAAAATAGCTTCGGCATTACCTGCGTATTGCATAACATTGAATGGATTGAAATATTTAGGAAATACTTGTAACAATCGCTTAGCGGAATAATTACCGCTTTCCTCAACAATCCTAAACCCACCGCTTTCGTGATGTAGATTACCGAAGAAATGTGCTGTCATAGCACGTGTTATACCTAACTTACAAGCAAACTTAGAAAGCGTTTCGTTACCTATTACACCGTCTTGTTTTGCACCCACATATTTCTGAATTATTTTTACTGACATATTGTAACAAATATACGAAAAATTTGTTATTGTCGATTTTAGTTTTTATCTTAGCATCATAATCAACGTGGTGTTGGTTTGTTAAAAAATTAAACATGAAAATACAGGATTTAGACCGTAACCAAATTTACGACCTTAGATGTATTACACACGAACAAGCGGAAGAGTTGTTGCAATGGTTGATTGAGAATTATACAGGTTGGGATTATGGATTCCTTCCTGATTTTCATAAATACAAGAGTTTTGTTTATTACCAAAGCGAAGATATTACCACGTGGTTATTTTCTAATACAACAGACCCAACAATCCACATATCAACACTATTCGAGCAATCATACGAAGATCAACTAATCGAAGCCGTTAAACGTGTGGAAATACTTAAAGAAAAAGTTAAGAAATTGAAAGAGCCTGAAGTTGGTGATGTCTGTAAGTTTTGGGATGATGAAGAAGAAGATTTTGTAATAGGAAAACTTAGTCACATTGACACAGATATTTATCCTTACTTAGCTTCTGAAACAAATTACTACAAATACGCCAAAAAAATAACCCAACAAGAAGTAATAGAACTTTTATTCAACAAATAATTATGAAAACACTACTAACCACGTTGTTAATCGTACTGGGTATGGTTACGGCACAATCGCAAAACAGAGTAGACATAATCAGCTACGACTACAAACCTTTATCTTACAATCCAGTATCAGAAAAATGGTATTCAGGAGATGAAGTACAGAAAACGTATCTTGTTTCGCTGTATGATGATAGAATTGTTATCATAGACGGATCAAAAATCGTCCTTGATACATACATTGTTAACGGCGAACGCAAAGAAGATGACGAAAGCATTATATATACCTATAACGACGAGCCAACAGGAGAAGCCATTATACAGGTTTTAATCAACAAAAATCCCGTTTCTCACAAAGGCTTGTTATGGATAAGTAGCCGTAAAAATCAAAAAGGCGTGCTAATAACGTTGAACGAATTTATAAGAAACGAAACGAGAAGGGGGCTTTAGTCCCCTTCATTGCTTTTATGTGTTACTGTGTAACTCAATGCGCTAGGCGTAAACTCAGCTCCCACAACACTTGTATAACACTCCCTTACATTTAGTCGCATTGATAGTGGTGCATAAGTTTTGCCCATCAGACTGAATAGACCCCACGACATTAGTTTATCTATTTCTCCACTAAAAACCCTTATACCTCTGTTTCGTGTGTCCATAATAGCGCGACCATACAATTCAGTCAATGTCTTACCACGGTCCCATAACATTGATTCGTCACGTGTAGCAAATCCATCTCCATAAGAGGTAACCATATTACCACTAAACCCACTTGATATGCCCATATCGTAACTTGCGTCGCTGTTCTTTGTATTTGGTACTGCAACCTTATAAACATCATGCGCATCATTAACGGTAAAATAAGCGTCATCTAATCGCATCTTACTTCCTGGTTTTGAATAAATCTCAAAGCTCAATCTTCCCAAACCTGATGGTAGTTTTATACCTGTATCACCGCCTTTTGATTGAAACGCTATACTAAGCGCGTCGTTTGGTCTAAGTTGGTTTCCACCATCTATCTCAATTTTTCTGTAGTAGTTTGTAACTTTTACTGTATAAGCGTTCTGCCATGATGGACTATTTGTGACGCCTTGAACAGATACGCTATAAGTGTTAGGAGTTGATGTATTAGGTATTTTAGTGGCTATATAATTAACACCGTCCTGCACCGACATAGCTGTATCGAACTTAATAAAGTATCCGGTATCAACACCTCCCCTTCTAAAGTATATTCTTACTTCATCTCCGGGCTGAAAGTTCTTTGCGGTATCAAATTCTACGTTAAAAGTATCTCCAGAAGTTTGGTAATAGAAGTTAGTAACCTGCGCATTAGCGGGTAGGTTGTTGTCTGTCCAAAAACCAAACTCATTAAGGAAATATTCAGTTCCCTCTATTTCTAAACTTACGCTTATATGTAAAGGATTTTTAGAAAAATCGATTGCGCCCTCGGACGTCAAGTCATAACCCAATATAGGCATCCATATAAAACCTAACGTAGCATTCTTATATAAAACATCCGTATCAATCGGTATAGATCCAAATGTAACGTAATCTTCATTAGCTGTTAGGTTATCCACTTCTAAAGAGAAACCATCTTGACGTTGGTTTATTGGAGATTCCGAATATAACGAAGCGTTACTGAATTTAGCATACCAATCAGCAACAACACCAGTAATAGTAGTGTCAAAACCAGCATTTGGCAAGGCGTTATTTTCAGGGAACTTAACATCATTGTATAAAACCGAAACACTTCCATAAGGCTTTTTACCGAACCAGAACCACGAGTTATTCCTTGTGTCCGTAGGCAGAACCGATTGTACCGAAATATCATCAACAAATGTAGCTGGTTGATTTACGGTTGTATCGCTTCCTATAACCCATCCATTGAATTGCCCACCAACAGAATCAAAGTAGTTATTCAAGTACCACGAGCCATTTGATTGATATAACCAAGAAATTGCGCTCTTTGATAGGTTATCTACCCACCAATCACACGTTTTGTTCAGCATAGATACCTCGCCTCTTGGGTTTATTCTTGTCGCTCCGGCTACCATATCTCTCCCTGGATAATGATCGTTTTCTAGGCTTGTATTCCAAAGAAAAGGCAAAGGGTTGTCTAGGTTGTTTGACTTAAACAGAGCCACTCTAAACGCGTTTATAGGAGAACGTTGGTGCGCTATCTGACCATTAACTGAAACAAGTGATGAAGTGAAGTTATCCCAAGATAAAACAACGTTATCCATAAGCTCTAATCCGTCGATAGCCCTTAAAGTAACATCATAAGGCACACCACTATCAACTTCTTGTATTCCGTCTGAAACAAGCCACCCAGACCAATACAGCGAGTATGAGCCAAGGTATTCATTATATACACGAACCTTATAACTAGCATCGTTTATGTACAGTAATTCCTCTATATCCAAATTTTCACTTACCACTTGTAACGTTGCCGAACTAGGTATAACATGTGTCTTGAATATGTCATCGTCGTTGTTGCCATTGTATTCGATTATAAGAGGTTCTGCACTAGGAGTTAACTGTATAGGCGTACCCGAGTAATCAGGACTGTCAATCTCAATCAAGTAACCATTTTCGTTAAAGTCTACGAATTGTATTATGTATTTTAGTGGCATATACAAAGATACAATTTTATTTGCGTATATGGATTTTAATGATTATGTTTGTGGTATGAGAAAGTTAACGCAAGAAGAAGTTATTAAGAGGTTTAAAGGCATTCACGGAGATACATATGATTACTCATTGGTAGAATATAAAGGGAATAGTGTTAAAGTTAAAATTAAGTGTTATAACCATGGTGTTTTTGAGCAAACGCCTAATAAACATATGTATTCAAAGCAAAAGTGTCCTAAATGTAGTTCCATATATGCTGGTATGAAATTCACAATAAATAGTATAAATTTAAGAAACTGGGATTTTGAACAACCTGAATATTATAAACTTATACCATTAACAAAAGGTAAATTCGCAAAGGTTGATAACGAGGATTTTGATAAATTAAAAGATATTAATTGGTATATTAATGAAAATGGTTACGCATTAAACGGGAATAAAAAAATAAGGATGCATAGATTAATAATGGATGCTCCGAAAAACTTGGAAGTTGACCACATAAATCATGACAGATTAGATAATAGAAAGTCAAATCTTAGATTATGCAATAGACAAAATAATGGAATGAATCAATCTATGCAAAATGGTAAATCATCTATTTTTAAAGGGGTAACATGGGATAAGTCAAGGAATAAATGGCAGTCAAAAATATTTGTAAATAAAAAAACAATTCACTTGGGTCGTTTTGATTGCGAAATAGAAGCCGCAAAAGCTTACGATAAAAAAGCAAAAGAATTATTTGGCGAATATTCTCATACAAATAAAAAAGAGGGGTTATATTAACCCCTGCCACTTTTACTTCTATCTAATACCAATCTAATTTGATCTCCGTTTATCGTTGTCTCGAGGTTACCAAAGGCATCTCTCTCAATCGCCGTAACCATTCCGCCATTTATCATTTGTCCAATAATGCTACTTTGGTATGCTAGTGCGTTTTGTCGCTCGGCAAGAACGACTAATTTCCTTTGCTCTGCAAGTTGTAGTTCGGCTAACTCCTCTTCTCTTTTCCTTTTATTAGCACCGAATAAAGATGTTAAACCTCCTATTAAAGCCCCTCCTACACCACCTAAAATAGTTCCAAGCGGCCCGCCTATCATTGTTCCTATAGCCACTCCAGAACCAAGACCCGCCAAAGCCCCACTCAACGACTGCCCAACCGTATCGCTTGGCTTAAATACACTACCTAAAGCACCTCCCAATAATGAAGCAATAGAGCCATAACCTGACGCTTTATTATCTCCCGAAAACATTTTCTTTAAATCGCTAAGACCTTTTTCAGGGTCGGCAATAGCATTACTCAAAGCGCTACTAAGAATATTACCACTTATTGATGTAAATGTACTCCCTAGTTTTGAAAGCATATTTGTAAGACCGTTATTAATCTTACGCTCTAATGCTTCCATCTTGTTCAATCCTGCTATCTGTTCTGCCGTAGCGTTTGCCCTTAAATCAGCGTATTTCTTTTCTATCTCGTATGCGCCCTCGCTTAGATTAGAAATGTTGCTGAATAAGTCGTTAAACGTACTAGCCAATCCACGTCGCAAAGTACTAGTGAACTGCTTTGAAAACTCATCAGTCAAGTTGCTTGTTATAGGTCTGTTTAAGCGTTCTTGGTTACGTGCCAACAATGGTAGTGAGCCAGCGTTTAAACTACCCGACAACGAAACCGATTGCTTGCCTGTAATACCTCTGTTTTTCTTTAACGCGTCTGTATATCTATCAACGCTAACTTTAAGCGTATCAATATCACGCTTAGCACCAGCAAGGTTTAAAGCCTTTGAAATATCAGCTTGACTTCCTACTGATTCTCGAATCTTTTCTACTAACTTAGTATACTCCTGATTAATCTTAGCAATACGCTTGTCGTAATCGTTGCCTTCAGTACCAGCTAAGTCGCCTAGAATATCGCTTGTGTTTGTTGGTGTTTTACCTGACTTTTTAGTTTTCTTTTCAGTATCTTCAACAACCTTATTAATATCCGTAACTTTTCCGAATTGACTTGCATATTGCTTTGTCATCTCGTTAAGAACGTTCAGTTGGGATTTATATATTATATCGTTAGCACCTAACTGCTTTCCTAATTGAGCTACGTATTTGGTCTGTTTTGTAATACGATCTAATTGCTCGTTTGTGGACATACCAGAAAAACCGCTTGATTGCAGAACGGTTTGTCTTTTTGCGTCATAATCCTTATCCCAAAAACGTCCCCAAAACTGTTTACCGCTATTAGAGTTTATAAGTTTGTTTATTTCACTTGCTAATTCACCAACTCCGTCAATAGCCTCTGTAAACCAAGATTTAACTTTTTCGCTTTCCCATAGATTGTCTAAAGCGGTGTTCATTCTACCTATAGAGGCTTGCATTCCCTCTATTTTCTTTGTACTATCGTTGCCGAATGCTTTGTCTAATTCAATAGCAAATTTAGGTAAGAATACATCTGACATTACCTTACCATCTTCAAGCATCTTGTTTAGTTCAGCGGTGGTAACGCCCATTGCTTTAGCGGCTAATTCAAAAGCTCGTGGCAATCTTTCTCCTAATTGACCTCTTAACTCTTCCGCTTGAACCTTCCCCTTAGAAGCCATTTGCTCTAAAGCCCTCAACGCTCCTGTTACGTCATCGCTCGATAATCGTAATTTAGCACCAGCGTTTGCAACCGACTCAAATATCCTTCTAGTATCTTCTGCGCTTATATTAGCACCAGTAGCTGACGCATAGAAATTTTTAAACGCCTTGATATTATCTGAAAAAGTAAGGCCTAATCTCTCGGAAGTTTCTCTTAAGAATGATACGTTTTTCTCAAAAGCTTCAGCACTACCACTAGCAACTTTTAAACCCTCATATAAAGAGTCTAACCTAAGATTTGTTGAAAATGATTTTTGTAACCCAGCGATAGCAGTACCCATCAAGCCTACCGCTGTAGTAAATTGACTTATACCAGGTATAGCATCTAAAAAAGCACTAGGATAATTACCAACATTACGGTAATTCAACCCCATCTGCTTATCAAATTCTTTTAGCTTAGCATTTAACTTGTTGTATTCTGATATTTGCGCACGAATAGCGGGAGTGGTGTTTGTAAAACCACCTTGCGCCTCTCTAATCGAGCGACCCAATGCAGATAAACGTTGTTGAGCTTCACGGTACGACCCAGACAAAGCTACCGTAGCTGATTGACCTTGTTTTTTTGCTAAAGCTAATTGTGCTATTGCCGTTCTCGCTTGTTGTGCTTCGGTTTTAGATTGAGCCAAAGCAACTTTCTCCGCTTGTAATGCGTTCTTTAAATCAGGACTACCACCACGTTTAACCTCGTCGTTAAAGTTTTTTAATTCTTTACGAGCGTCCTCTAAACCTTTCTTAAGACCTGTTGTTATTGCGTCGATGGATATTTCGAGCCTTGGTGAACCTGTATTGCTAGCCATACAACAAAAATACGAAAAAATTTGCATATACGGATTTAATGTATTATATTAGCGGTATGAGAAAGTTGACACAAGAAGATGTAATAAAACGGTTCGAAGATAAACATGGTAAAAGGTACGATTATAGTTTGGTTGAGTATAATGGTACTAAAGAAAAAGTAAAGATTAAATGCAAAGAACACGGTTTTTTCGACATGACACCATGTAATCATTTCAAGGGTAAAGGATGTAGTTTTTGCGGTTTTGAATCTTCGTCTAATATGTCTAGAAAAACAACCGAACAATTCATAAAAGATGCTAAATTAATTCACGGAAATACATATGATTATAGTATTACAAAATACACAAATGCGCACACAAAGGTTGCTATAATTTGTAAAATTCATAATAAATTCTATATTAGTCCAAGAAAACATTTAATTGGTCAAGAATGCGTTAAATGTTCGCGAATAAAACTTTCTTTATCAAAAACAAAATGTGTTGATTTGTTTTTACAAGAGTGCAAACAAGTTCACGGTGATAGATATGACTATTCATTAGTTGAATACAAAGATTCTAAAACTAAGGTAAAAATAATCTGTAAAGAACACGGAGAGTTTAAACAATCACCTATAAACCATTTAAATAACAATGGATGTCCTGATTGTGGAAGAAATAGGACTAATAAAGCATTAAAAGAAAACCCAACAGGTTGGTCAGTTACTAATTGGGAGCGCAAAGCACGTGAAAGTAATAGATTCGATTCATTTAAGGTGTATGTTATTAAGTGTTGGAATGATAATGAAAATTTCTATAAAATAGGAAGGACTTTCAATTCTATTAAAAAAAGATTCTTAGGCAAATATAATATGCCATACAACTATGAAGTAGTCAAAGAAATAGTTTTTGATAATGCAAGGGATTGCTATAATAAAGAATGGGAGTTAAAACGAAATAACAAAGAACTTAAATATATACCTCGGCTATCATTCAATGGTATGCAAGAATGCTTCTATAAAATAGATATAAGAGATTAAAAACCTCTTATATCTACTAATATTTCTCTAGCCTCTTTTTCTGAACTAATAGGTAATGTTACTATATCATCACTCAAATCTAAGAACGGCAATGTAACAACTTTTTGAGGTGAAATTGGTTCTTTAGCTACGCTATTTATGACGCTAGTCATTAGTGCGCGTGTTCTACTCCATTCCCTTTCTTCTTTTAACTCGTTACCCTGCTTTATTATTAGGTACTCTTTAATTGTCGTATATTTGATTTTTTCTGGGTTGATGCCGTAGGAGCTGAGTTCGATGATGATTTTTCCAAGTTCGAGAGGTATTTTTTTTTAGTATCACGCCCTTTCTTCACAGTTTCCTTACTAAGAACTTGACCATGCACCCTTTCTATATATTCTAATACAGGCTCTCCCATTGTAGTGCTATCCAAAATATCGGAAAATACAGCCTCCAGGAATAGATTATCTACAATACCATCAAATTCTAATAGGAAATCATAAACATTAGAAAAAGGTCGCTCAACGTCGTTTTTATCGCACCATGTGTTAAGCCCGCAAAAAACAAGCCTATTAAAAACCTCTGTGCGACCTAAAGATGCTAGAATAAAATCTAAATTAACATCTAAATTTAACTCGTTCTCGGCATAGAACTTTTGCAACAACATTATGGTTTTCTCGTATGTGGCAGTTCCCCATACAAAACCGTATTCTTTATCTTCTATTTTTAATTTCATTTTCTATTTGTTCTACTGTTGGTTCTTTTTCTTGTATAAATTCAATAACACGCCTATTAAACGTGCAACCGCAGTACTCAGGGATGATATTTATATGTACTAACCATCCCTTAGTAGTTTTGCGTATTTTTACTATTTCGTATTGTTTCACTATGTAGTTACAGGCGTAACAGCATAATTTCCATATCCTGTGAACGAAAGCTCATAAGTAGCCTCGCCGGCTTCGGCAGCAGATAGTGTAAACCCTGTTAAAATTGCTTCACCGCTTACAATAAACTCATTAACAACAGGGCTGTTGGTGCTTGTAATGTTTGTAAAAATCTCTAAATCACCACGTGTTCCAACCTTAATAGTTTCTAAAGCTGTGTATTGATTGTTAGCGTAAGCGTCAGTCACCTTAGCCGTAACACTTGCAGTCCACGAAATACCCGAGGTTGTAGGTGTTGCAAATTGAGCATCAGCCCATTCTTCGGTAGGATTTGGTTTACAATTATCAGCAGTTTCTGTGTCAACCGTAACATCAAAGGACAGATCGGTTTGGCACTCAAAATATACATTTTCGAACCTTAGCCCGAATGCTTTCCCAGGAATTGCGTTTGCCATTTTATTTCTCTTATTTTAGTTTATACAAATATACGAATTATTTATTTTATGGTTTTTAGCCAAGTATTGTCGCAATCGTTTGTTATGCGAATTCTTGTTGGTGTTATACATTCTCCGTCGAAACATGAAACCACCCCGCTAACATCATCTTTAATAGCAATCTTAACTTTGCCCTCGAGCGAACCAGAAACAATATAAGGACTAACTACATGACATTCCTTTTGACTAAAGAATCCTTGCGTTTTTCCATCAACTATATTAGGGTATTTCTTGTTATGAATACTAGCCTCGTTGCTTGCGCACCATCCCGTTTGTGTTTTGATTATTACCATTTAGTCGTATCTACAATAATATTTTTTTCATCATAATAAGGCTGTGCGTTTATTATTGCCTGTATATCATCATAAGTCAACCCTAGCAAACCAGTTCCTTGCATTGTTATAGAATGATTAGAGAATCCGCTATTACCAAAACTTAACTGCTGACTTGATATTAAAACAATGCCACCAATGTCAAATTCTTGAATATTGCTTTGTCTAGCCGAAATATATACTTCTATTTCAATTCCGTTAATTTGATATTCCAACAATGAATTTGAGCTTGAATTCAATAACCCTATCACCGTTCTTGCATTAGCCGAAATCGCCCAATTAATGTAGCCCGGTCTAAAGTGTTTAAATCTACCACCATGACTTCCCGATTTCTCAATCATGTCCGTAGTTATAGTAATTTCGCAGTCAATCTCACACGGCAAAAAATCATCGTTTATTTTAACACCATATATGTTGCCCCTTAATGCCATTACGTTGTTACCTCCTCTTGGTGGTCAGCCCATACCTCATAACTAAGAATCTTCCTATTTATGGTATTGGTTGTGCTATTAAAACTCAAATCATTCTCAAACTCTAAGTTTACGTTTTTAATGCGAATAGTGTTATTTGTAAGGCTTTTCATCTTCGGTATAATATTAGCTATCATATCATCCAAAACAGCGGAATAAGAATATCCTAAACTACCGATGTGTATGACCTCTAAATTAAATGACACTAACCATTCGTAGCAATTCTTTGCCCTCGCAAATTCCTGTTTACCCATACTTGTTATAAGACAATAACTTTGCGGAGGTGAGGTAACATTTTTAGGAACCATATTATCCCAACAAGAAATCGGACTGACCGCTTGGATTATTGACTGTCTAATATATTTATTGGGATTTATAATCATATTACAAATATACGAATTTTAGAATTGACGGTTTAACTCATTTGTCAGCTCTTGAATCAATTTAGGCTTAGCAATACGAAAAGCAGGAATAAGCGAGGCATGAGGTCGTAATGTACCCTTACCAGTTTTGAACCATTGCATAGTATATGCGTCTGTAGTTTCTGGTGGTACTACGACGAAATTCCCCGTGCCAAATTCATAATAAGCCGACAAGTCGATGTCACTACCAACATTAACAGTCCAACCGTTCTCGTTTTTGGTAACGAACATATTGTAACTCGATGCAACAGTACTATCAACTTGACCAATACCAGATTTAGTATCGGCAAGGATTTTACTCCCTGCCGTTTCTATGATATTGCCTATCTTGCTGTCGTCAAACTTTAATGCGTTCAAGCACGATTGTAAGCCTGTTATTTTCATTTTATTGTTTTTATGGAGCCGTCGGAATTAGTACCCACCCTGTGTTTGAGGCATTGTCTGTAGTTTTGAAATATATACCAGTTGTAGTTGTGCCTTGATATAAATATATTGATCCTCTTGAAGCAAAATAATTACCATTTGGCGTAGCTAGTCCGGTTAGTATTCTTACATTCAAACTTGAATCACCTATTTTTAAGCCTCCCCTTGAATAAAACAGACCTGATTTACAATCTTGTTCAAACATGAGCTGTGGAGTTGTCGTGTTTCCGTTGTAACTCTGTTTAATTAGATTTCCTGTTGTATTTGTAAACCTAAACTCTCGTAGATTCATATTAGCTGTGGATAAATCAGGAGCATCTACATCTACATCGAAAGATGTATCCTTATTACTGCCATCACCCAAAACTTGTGGAGAGACATAAGATATTTTATTTGTAACTAAACCTCGTTCTGTAGTGTTTTTAGAAAATATAGCCCTGTTCCATTCTGGTCTTAGGAAAGTAACACTATCATCGTTATTGCTGTAAAAACTAGCCAATATAGATGGTCTTGAGTTAACAGGATAATACATCTTTGTTTTAGATGTATATGAGTATTTGTTATTATCCACATAAAACTCTAAGTAAGCAGGATAATTACACCTAACTAAGTGAGTTCTATCCGTAGCAGATATATCTTTTGTTATTAATGTTGCAGGGATGGTATTTTCAATTATTGATACATTGATATTTCCAATAGTTGCTGAATTTGTATGTAGAGCATATATAAAATCACATCCATCACCAACGGTCATAACATAGTTGTTATTAAAAGTTGCTTTAGTAGGTGTGTTGATATTATTAGTATAAGCACCTATTATGACCTGAGATCTAACCCCTGATAAAACCTCTCCAACAGCCGCGTTATTCTCAATATAACAACCACTTACATTCAATAATCTACAATTATTGACATATATTCCAGCACCTTTATTTCCCTCAATAAACGAATTAACAATATTGATTCCATCCCCAATTTGAGGTGCCCTTAATCCAACTGATTCTGATAATGATATTCTACACCCAATAAAAGAGGTCATGTTAGCTAATCTATTTAAATAGACATTATTTCTCTTAGCATGAGTGAATGAACATTTATCAAATATTGTATAATAAGTATCTCCATCAATAGATATGTTGTCCCTGAAAAGAATTGCAGAAAAGTTTGTCATTCTGTTTGAACGATAATCATTCATCACAAGACCATCAACATCATTTCTCCCACTATTATTTACAAGACCTATGTTTTGAATGTCTATCCAGGTTTGTAAACTCGATGAGTTAATGGCACGAACATCTGTTTGACCCACAAAATTCAATTGCACTATTCCGCTGCTTGCTTGAAATAGTGTGCCTCCAGAGCTTAATTTTCCTTTAGACTTAAATATAATTTCAGCACTATTTGTTCCCGAGTCTACTGTAGGTATTTCCAATGTTTTGGAGAAGGCATAAGCACCCTTTCCAAATAATATCTCCCCTTTAATAATACTGTTTATAGCGTTTTGTATAAAGGTATGGTTGTCAGTATAAGGATTAGAAATATTGCCGGTAAAATCCCCTTTAGCTCCAAAATAAGAAACATCTATTGATCCGTTAAAATTATGCTCTAATTTTATTCCTCCACCCTCTAAGACGCTACCACCATTATCTGACAACAATGTATCGCTAACATAATAGTTTATTGGTGATGGAGTATCATTCGGTTCATCATAGCCCAAAACAGTAACGCCTTTATATGTACCGTTAACCAATAGAGAAGCTACGTCTGGAGTAATATTTCTAACTTCTTGAATGTTGTCAGCAACCAAAAACTCACCCCTTACCTCTAACTCAAAAGGTATATGCGACCATGACTGCCCATTCCAAGTTAAAATAGAGTTCTCTGTCAATGTTATAGACGGAACAGTATTATATGTCCCTGGTGAAGCTATGTACCATATTGGCTCTGTTGGATTAGATAAATCATAAGTATCATCAATAACACCTCCAAAAACAGCCCCTACATAATCATTAGGATATACAACTTTCTCAACAGTAGAACCATCCCAATAAAGAACTTGGTAACCTTCTGTTAGATTTACCTGTACGCCATTGTAATTGCCGTTTGTTGTTGGTATATATATACCGCTTTGCCTACCAGTCCATGTAGAAGTTGTAGACACCTTACCTCTAACAGTAAAGTCTGGATAAGGAAGCTCACTAAACTTTTTGTTTTTAGCACCTAATTTAAACCCAATAACGGCATCATCAACATCAGACCTAACAAACAACTGTTCACCGTCCAATGAATCTAAATTACTGTTATTCCATTCTTCAAGCGGAGCAGCCTTTTGCCTAACTCTAGCATCTATAATACGTTTTGCCATTATTATTGTTTTGTTTCTGTATATATTATTAAATACGACGGATTCGTTTCACTCGGTGCTACACCACGGATAACGTATGTAACACCGCCGCTTCTCAATTCCATGTCTTTCTGTATATTGTAATTTTGGTTGTTTCGTATGACGAACTCATAAACCTGGTAAAAACCCCAAGATCCACCTTGTTCCTGTATTTGGCTTGTCTTAGTCTTGATGTTCATCTTGCACCTAGGACTTGCAACCAATACCCACCCCATTCCTGATGTTCCTCCGAATCCGTCTGGCATAGGTTGCTCTTCGTATATCGAACAGAAGTCTTTTAATTGTGCCGCGTCAAACTTTAATTTTGTCTTTGCCATATCGTAACGGGTTTAGGAGATAAAACTATCACGAATAAAACGATTGACCTTTATTTCCACATCAGTAGGCAACACAACACCATCAATTTCTTTTTGCTCATACATAGTTAATGCAACAGAATAGGTAACAGCCTCTAGCAGTTTATTATTAGCATCACCTAAATTTATAGTTACATTATCGCCTGACTTAGAATAGATAACGGTACTTAACACGCCGTTGTATATATTATCGGATCCTGTAATGCTTATTATCGGAAAGTCATATATTTCTCTAGCACAACCATCGCTAACATAACTTATAGTTTTAGGCTTCATAGAAACATTTGTTTTCTGCTCCATAAACTCTACCGCACCATCTAAATATAGTTGCAATTCCTCGTCATCCTGACTCCAATCTATACGAGCTATTTTCTTGAATAATGTTAACGATACTGCCATAATATACAAATATACGATTTTATTTGCAATTGTCGTTTTGGGTTTGTAACTTATAGGTATGAGAAAGATACTATTAATATTGTCATGTCTACAATTAAGTAGCTGTATTGTAGATGAAATAACCGAATATAAGTACGAAGCGGTTGCACTAGATGGAAAAAGAGTTGAAATATTAAAGCAAACATACAACAAAGTATATATAGATATACCACATGTTGTTGGTGATACAGTTATGTTTCACGAAGACACTGGACATATATACGAATCACAATATTGTAGAAAAGCTGTAATAACCAAATTCATTGAAAAAACAAAACGATAAAATTTGCAATTGTGATTTCTATTGCTTAGCTTTGAATTGTCTTATCAATGTAGTTGAGATTTAAAAAATTAATGTTATGAAAATAAAGATTATTAAAGAAGTTTGGATGTTTGAGGATGATTTTGAAATAGGTAACGTTTATAAAGCTGAAAAAGACGAAGATGGTGATTATTGGATTAATGATTGCCTTGTGCTTAAAACCGAATGCGAGGTAGTAGAATAATAATGAAAACAACAGAACTAACACTAGAATCAGGACGCAAGGTTAGCATCCATCTAGGTAACATCGTTGCTATACACGAAACGCAATCGGGATGCATGATTGAAAGAAAAGTAGGATTGAATATTTATTGTACAAACGATTACGTTACATTGGATAGAGAATGGAATAATTATCTTTTAAATAAGTAGATATGAAAATATACAAACACGAAGGAAAAGGAATATGGCTTGGTTCTACTATTATAGTTAAGGCAAAAGATTTAGAAACTGCCAAAGTTATGATTAGAAAAGAACTAGACGAAAACGGTTTAAAAGATGAACCGTTAGATATTGAGGAAGTAACAACAGATATTATTCACGTTTATAATGGAGATTACTAACATGGAAAGAAAATTAAAAGTAGGGGATAGCTTTGAGGTTGTGGAGGTGTTACAGAACAGTTTCAGTAGTGGTGTATTTAAGACTGGTGGTCATACTGTTTCATTTGATGATTATCATCAGTTACTTAATGGTCATTTAGATAGTTATAGTAATACTTACATGGGTCAAAGAACATTGTGTCTTGGCCTTAATGAAACAAAACCAATCGGTAAACTAACAATCACTAAAGTAAAATAGAAATGAATATACTAGAAATTATTTGGGTAGTACTGACTTTTATAGGATTGATATACTCAATAAAGGCAATTAAAAACGATAATCCCTGGGGAGCGTCTATAGTTATATTAACAGCATGGTCTTTGATGATTATGATTGGTTACTATATAGACAATCTAACAACCCCACTTTGGTAACAAAAAACCCCTAGCTTTTGAGTAAGTCTAGGGGCAAATAGAAAATTATGAAAAAGAATTATTAAGTAGTAGCCTCAAACAATTTGTAGAAAGCATCTTCGTAGTATTTAGTCAATGCTAAACGCTCCTCAACACGAATAGTTACAATGTTTTTACCAAAGTTATCGACGTGTTGGTCACCGTATGCAAGGCTAATACCTTTACGTTGCCAAATTTCAGCACCTCTTTGGAAGTCACCGATTAATCCCTCTTCGTCACCAAATACGTTTGAGTAAACAACTGGTACACCAGCTAAAGTTAACACGTTACGAGTTGTGTCGAAAATAACCGGATAAGTGTATGCGTTTTCGTTATCCTTGTTAAGATAAATCTGCATCCATTTAGCTGGAGAAACAACAATAGCAGTCGCTTCACGGTTGTTTTTACGAACCGAAGTAATAGCGGAACAAACTTCTTCCAACTCACTTCCACCAATACCTGCAATTACAGGGGCTGCAGAAGATGAAGTCCAAAGACCTTCAATATCAGATACGCCAGATCCTTTGTATAGTTTAAAGTCCTCAACATCACGCAAAGCTAATACAGCCTCTCTTGCAATCCAAGAACGGAATCCTACAACGTCGTCTAGCATTTCGTCTGTTACATCCAAAAGACCAGCAATTTTGTACACATTGGCAACCTTAGCCTCGCCAACATAACCAAAGTTAGGTTTTTGCGCACCTTCGGCAGTAGTTCCGATTCCAGCTAAAGCGTCGTCTTTAGTGAACTGAATGTAAGGAATTGCGTTTGAAGTAGTGCTTCTTACATTCATTAAGTCACGAGCATAGAACTTGTAATGACCTGGACCAACCAAAGCGGGCGTACCCGTAGCCACTGAACCTGCAAAAGTAGACATTGGAGCTTTTTGAGTTAAGTTAACATTATCTAACTCTACGGTTTTACCTTTTACAGAAACCAACTCTTTTACTTGCTCATCTGTTAATGAATCGAAAATCTGATTCTCAACGGACTTAACACGCTCTCCGATAAAATTATCGTCAATACGTTTCATCGCCTTTTCAGCATCTTCTAACTTACGGTCGTATTCCTCTTTAACCGCAGTGATTTTGCTTTCGAAGCCTTTTTCAGCTTCTTCTTGAGCTTCTTTCTTAGCATCAGCAATCTTAGAATCAACATCTTTCAATGCCAACTCAACTGCATCCTTAGCCGCCTTTTCAGCCGCATCCTTAGCTTCTTTAGCTTCGTGGTCACGCTTTTGATCGAAATACTTCTCTCTTTGGTACTCCGATAATTCAGCGATTTCTTTTTCTGATTTGTAAACGAACATTTTGTTTTTACATTAAATTTAACCATACAGGCGTGGTTTTCACACCTTCTTCTTTATTAGTGATAGGCTCATCGCCTGTATTTTCCTCTTCTTTTGTTTGCATAGGCGTCATGTTGTTTGACCCACGTAGCACAGCCGAACCCTCTAAGAATACCCTTGCTTTTTTAACGTACCAAAAGTAACCTAATTCCATAGCATCCTCTTGGTTAGCCACTTCTTTTAGGTACTTGTTCCAGTTTGCGTACTCGTCTTTAAAATCGCTATTGTTAACGCATAGAGATAAATCCTCGTAAATCATACGAACCGAGTTTTGCAAAGGAACGCCAGCTTTTAGCGCCTTAACAAATTTATCATTAGCATAGTCTTGCAAAGTAACTTCAAAACGCAACGCATCGGTAGTGCCGTTAATATCTAAACCTAATTGCTTCCACCTCAAACGCTCTACATAAACACGAACGTCTTTAGGAGATGCAACAAGACCGTCTACACCATAGTTGTGGTCGATAATATAGCTAATACCCTCAATAGGCTCTTCGCCCCAAATACCTTTAGCGTGAACATCGCCGTGCGAATCCAAAAAATTCGTGGTATTTATAATAGGATAGATTACGTTGCCTGAATCCTGTTCTGTATCTTCCGCTTTAGTAGCTGAATTATTAGCAACCTGGTTAAAAGAGCAGACTTTATATGTAACAGACTTTCCAATCCTGTCTTTTGTAACAGACCTTAATTTTTCTATATCCATTTATTTAACCAAAGTTAAGATGCTTCTAAATACGTTTACAGGCTTAACCTTCTTCTCGTCAGTCAGCTTTTTAAGTTCTTCCACCTGTTTAGTAGTGGGTTTCTTTGTTTGCTTTGCCATAATGATACAAATATACAAATAATATTTTTAATGTGTTTTTACCACAAAAGGTAATCGGTAATTTGGTATTTTGATACTTTTCGACTTTATAAATAATACTATTAAATTTTTCATAAAAAACTTTTTATAAAAATATATACTTTTCCCTATTTTCTTAGATTACCAGATTACCTTTATATATATATACTTTAAATAATATATATATTATATTGATTATTAATGGTTTATAGGGTTGAAAAAAGTCGAAAAAAGGTAATTTAAAGGTAACTTACCGTAACTTACCCCGATTACCTTTGGACGCATGGACGTATTAAAAGCAAAGTCTTTACTATATATAAAAACGTGAAAAGATAAGTTTCTATATTTTTTGGCGACCGAATGGGAAAACAATGCGTCCATACGTCCAATAGTAAGCTATGCAACTAAATAATGTACATTTAAATCAAATAGAATAGATTTTTATTGATATTCGATATGGACGCTTCTAGCCCTTAATAATGATTTATATACTTCCTATTGTATTTATTAAGATAATTTTATCATTAAAAATATAATTACTATATTTGTATTAAATTTGCAGTTTCTTTTCTTTATATTCTTATTTAGAATCATTATAAATAGTATTTATTATTTGTATAATATAAAGTAGTTTATTATCTTTGGGTATTGATTAAATTAAATAAATGTTATGAAGAAAACTAAAAATTACAGACAGTGTTCTAAGTGTGGTTATGTTGATGATTTACAAAGATTAAGGTGTCAAAAATGTGAGGGCGCAATGTATCCATATAGAAATACTATTGGAGTAAGAATAAAAGAAGTTATTAACGGTGTTGTTTATTTTAATATATAGATTATGAAAACTAAACTACACCAGGTTGTTTCAAGATGCGTTAATCTTGCTCAACTAAACAGTGCAGCTAATTACTTATATTTGTATGGCTTAAATGTAGGATGCAATGCGTTATATATAGAAGCCGTAGAATTATGGGAAAATAAAGTACGTGAACTAACCGGCGCAGTACTAAGGAATACAATCGATTACAAGGAATATGCTATGCACCTGCTTGTTAACGGTGCTATTGATGACTGTAATGAGTTTATACAGTTGGCTGAAAAAGAGTTATTGAAATTTGAAATAAAATAGAAATGGAAAAGAAAGATAACAACGGTTGGATTAAAATCGAAAGTGAAGCGGATTTGCCTAAGGCGTATGGCTACTATTTCGAATTTGATAATTTAAGTAATGACGTTAACATTATACAATTCAGACTAGAAAACATAGTATACTGGATTGAGAATGTTACCCACTACCAACCAATTACCAAACCTTTAAAACCTATTTACTAAATGAAACTATCAATATTAGTTCCTAGTGTACATACTAGGCGAAATAATTTTCTACCTAAAATACAGGACGAAATTTACAGACAGATTGAAGAGCTTGACTATCTACAAAAAGAACAAGTTGAGGTTTTAGTACTTAGCGACAATAAATCTATTATGCTTGGTGATAAGCGTAACCTTATGGTAGAAATGGCTCAGGGCGAGTATATACAGTTTGTCGACGATGACGATGAAATACACCCTAAGTTTATATCAAAGCTTTTAGATGCAATAGAACATGACACTGATGTTATTACATTTTATGCTAATGTGACTATAAACGGCGGTGTTGGTAAGATATGCGACTATTCTATACACAACAAACGAGATTACAATACTCATAATAGGTACTACAGAATACCAAACCATATTAGTTGCGTTAAGCGTGAGTTATCTTTAAAATCATCTTTCCCGTCATTGAAGTACGCAGAAGATCAAGCCTACGCTAAATTACTGTTACCTCACTTAAAAACAGAGCATCAAATTAAAGAGGTATTATATTACTACAAATACAACGACAACGTGACAGAAACACAATTTCAAAACTTGCCGGAACACATTAGAAAACGCAGACAACAACCTGCTATCGTTGACGTTGTTATCCTCTCTAAAGCCAGCAACTCTAGTTTAAAGGCTATGACGCAAAAAACTATTGACACTTGTATATCTGGTGCTAATCAATTGCCTGTTAATGTAATAGTCATTGAGCAGATGCCACACGTTCAGTATAACAATGCGCAGACTGTTTATCATCATACAGAATCATTCAATTATAATGACAACATGAACTTAGGCGCAAAACAAGGTAAAGCTAAACACATTTTGTTCTGCAACAATGACTTACTTTTTCACCATGGATGGCTTCACGAATTGTTGTCGGCCAATTATCCTCTCGTTAGTCCTAAATGCCCTAAAGACCCACGTCAAACAGATATAAAAACTAACGAAATAGGCACTAAATGCGGTCGTTACTTTTCGGGTTGGTGCTTTATGATGACTAGGGATTTATGGACTAAGATAGGAGGTCTACCAAACATTGTTTCTTATTGGTTCAGCGATAATGCTACAATAAAAGAATGCGAGAAAGTAGGGGTAAAACCAATGTTAGTGACTAGTGCTTTAGTAACTCACTTAGGTAGTATTACATTCAAGCAAGATAAAGAAATAGACAAAGACGACGTAACCTGGGGGCAATGCACTATTTACAACAATCACTATAAAGACAACCTATTTCACGACAATCCGAACTATCAAGCATATCTAAAGAAAACAAAATGAAGCCACTAATAGCAATAACAGTGCATAATAGGCATGATACAGCTAGAAACTGTATTAAGCATTGGGAAATGTACTATACTGACTTTTCTATAATGATTGTTGATGACGGTAGTGATACACCATTTGATGGAGCAACGATTCGTAACCAAACGCCATTAGGTATATCTCGAGCAAAGAACCAATGCTTAGAATACGCTCGTGAAATGGGTTATAGTCACATTTTTCTTGCTGATGATGACGTATATCCTCTAAACGGAAACATACTATACAAGTATATAAATTCAGATTTTAGTCACATGTGCTTATCATACGAAAAGGACATCACAGGACGCCGTATAAGCAACGAAGTTTATGTAATTGAACAACACCGTTATCACTGGGTTTATAACGCACCATGCGGTTTATTATTGTATTGTGACAAGCTTGTGTTAGACAGTGGAGTTACATATCCTGAAATGCCTGGTAGATGGGGGTTAGAGCATCGGGTTTTTAGTGAAAGAATACACAAAGCCGGTTTGAATCCATATCCTTTTATTGACATTCCAAACGCTATAAAAGAGTTTTACTCATACGACTACAACCACGCTATAAAAGGTAGCGTACCCGAAAAAGAACGAATTGAAAGTATTAAAATTAACTCATTATGTTTAAAGTCGCAATCACAACAAGAAACAGACCAAACGAATTAGAACGTGTTTTAATCGAGGTCACTAAGTATGTGCCGGAACGTGACATTATCATAGTCGATGATGCAAGCGATATTGAGTATTGCAAAAGCGATTATAGGTTTGAAGAAAGGGCAGGAATACCACGTGCTAAGAATAAGTGTATCTCATTGTTCATGGAAACTAACGCTGAACATTTATTCCTTTTAGATGACGATACTATGCCAATTCACAAAGATGCATTTAGTAGATACATAGAAAGCGGATTAAATCACGCTTGTTACACTTTTTATAAACCAATAAAAAATAAAGAAAACTACCGTGTATTCAATTTAGTTAATGGATGCGCAATGTATTACAATAGAAAAGTATTTGAAACGGTTGGAGGTTTTGATACAACATTCTTTTCCGCATACGAACACGTTGAGTTCACCAGGAGAATATATAATGCAGGTTTAACGCCAGAAAGGTTTATAGATATTTTTAGTGATGGTCTTTTCTATTGTATGGATCAAGACCCAAAAACACATAAAAGGAGTTTTTCCAATATTGAAAAATCTAAACTACTAAAAGAAGGAAGAAGTCATTTTTATAAAACATACAATAGCAGTGCATATATACCTTATATTTAAATAAAATTTTGTATATTTGTATTGTTGACTACCACCAACGAGAAAAATATTAATTAGCCTACGGGTAATAAGTGTGTGGTAGCCTTATTATTCGATAGGCTTTTTTATTTTATAATGGCAAGAAGAAAAACAACTGAGGAATTTATTAATCAAGCAAAGCAAGTTCATGGAGATAAATACGACTACTCGTTAGTTGAATATGTAAATACCAATACTAAGGTTGGTATAATTTGTAAAAACAACAACCATGGAACGTTCTACCAAAGAGCTAGTGCGCATTTATTTGTTCAAAAATGCCATAAGTGTACTGGTAATGCTAAATCAAATACACAAGAATTTATTAATAAGTCTATAAAAAAGCATGGTAATAAGTACGATTATTCTTTAGTTGAATACAAGGGTAACCATTATAAAGTTAAAATAATATGCCCAATTCATACGATGTTCGAGCAAGAAGCAAATAGCCACCTTCTTGGTAATGGGTGTCCAATGTGCGGTAAAATATTGGCGAATAAAAAAACATCGTTAACAATAACTCAATTTATTAAAAGAGCAATGATAAAACATGGCAATAGATATAACTATGATAAAGTTGTTTATGTAAATTCAACAATAAAAGTAACTATAAATTGTAAAGAACACGGTGATTTTGAATGCACACCTAGTAACCATATACAAGGTAAGGGATGTAGTTTATGTGGTAACAAAAAAATATCTGAAAAAATGTCTAAAAACCCAACAGGATGGAATATAACAAATTGGGAAGAAAAAGCTAAAAGCAGTAGACATTTTGATTCTTTTAAAGTGTATATTATCCGTTGTTGGAATGACAATGAGGAATTCTATAAAATTGGAAGAATGTTTACAACTACAAAACATAGATTTAGAGCAAAGTCAATTATGCCTTATAATTATGAGGTAGTAGAAGAAATTGTGTTTGGAAACGCTAAAGATGCTTTTAACAAAGAAACTGAATTAAAAAGAATCAACAGGAAATCAAAAAAACTGCCATCAATAAAATTTAATGGCAGTCAAGAATGTTTTAGTTTTGTTTATTATCATTAATTTGTATGCTTCCGTCATACAGTTTTTCTAAAGACCTACCACGATACAAGAATCCACTCATGTATTCAGCACCCTCTATTTCTCCGTATCCAATCTGGTATCTGCCTTCGTTTCTGCTTATAATACCACTTTCAACCGCCTTATCAATCCACTCTATTTGCTCTTTAATATTTGCAGATAATTCAGGCAATGAATTAATATCAAGCTCAATAATAACATCGTCAAAATGCACCCCAACAAAGTCTGTCAACATATCGCTACAAACCTTTGCAAGTGGCGCAACAGCGTTTGTTATGAATTGGATGTTCGCAATACTCTGATTATTATAGCTAGAACTATCCTGGTTATAGAACTGCAATGGTATCTTATAAGCCTTGTAAATAGACTGCTCGTCTGCACTGCGGATATTAAGTAAATCCAAGTCACCACTAGGTAAACCAACCTGTTGAACGTCCATAGCAATAGAGCTTGTTAAGTACCTAGAGTTTGGCGATTGCGATCGTAAAGCTTCTTTGAACTTAGCCATAAACGCATTGCGTTGGTCAGCGTTAAAAGCATCTTCGGCGCGCGCCGGACTAAGCATAGCAAGAACACCACCAGACTTTAATTGCTTTGATGCCTGTTTGTATGATTCCTCAATAGACCTCAAAGGCTCTAGGAACGCACGCAAAGGACTAACACCGTATAATTGACTCCCTGTTGTAGTAAAGTTCGGATTAGGTGTCCTAGCGTGGTATATCGTATCAGCAGGATATTGCTTCTCGTTCTCGGTCTGCCAAAACTGATAATAAGACTTTACAGGATTATATGTACCGCCAGATTCAATATGCAATTCAGGCATTGCCCACAATTCAATAGGTCGCTTTGTAGTTTTGCTTAGTTGCTTGTAAACGTATGAGTTTCCCGTAAGCAGGTAGCTAAGGCAGAACACACCTAAAAAGTCAGACCATCGTTGTTGCGGATTAGGTTGTTTTAACAAGTCCTGTAATGCTTGTATAGGTTCAATCTCTTCTAACGCACGAGCCTTTAATATACGATAAGCGTCAGTGTTTACGTCACTTCCTTTGAATGCTTTTAGTTTCCTGTTGGCCTTCTTGTCCTTGACTTTATAGAACACAACAGGGCATTGCAACACTTTTTCATATATCAATGATGTAGCGGTGTAAACCACTCCTACATTGCGCCAAATGCGATTTATGTACTGGTTAGCATCGTCATTTATAATAGGTAGGTCTGCACCAAGCCATTGAAACAAGTTGACGTTAGCCAACATTTCCATATCACGCTTTAGTTGCTCTTGCTTTTTAGCTTTATTGTTGAATCCAAACATAATAAACAAAGATACAAAAAAAAAGCTAGTCGTTAAACTAGCCTTTTCCTGTTTACCTATTTTCTAATTGTTCAACCTTTTGTTCTAACTCCTTAACACGTTCTTCTAGTGATTTTCCGGGTTTGATTACTTCTGCCCATTTGCCGTCTTTGAAGATGTTTATTCCAGCTTGAAATAATGTGTTGAATTCATGTCTATAACGAAGTGTAAACAATCCGAAACGTTTGGTATCTCCATCTTCATCACGCAGTAAATCCCCAACCTTATACCTCCTCTTTACCTCCTTAATCAAAGCTTCTTCTACTTCTTGGGGTGTTGCTTCGGTCCAGTTTGTTGCGATATCAAAACCATTCTCTTTAAAACACTCGAACCATCTAATATCATCACTATAACAACATGAATTAAAACCATAATGATAAGATGAAATCTTGTCTAAGAAAAACAAATTCCCAGTTCTATTTGATTTGTACCAAGTATTGTCTTTATAGTCTTTCTCCGTTAAACTAACAGGCTCTAACAACGCTTTTTCTTCTTCGTTTGCGTAACGGATGAAATCTGATGCATGAAAAAGTCCGTTTAATTCTTCAAACCATACATCACCAATGTGTTTTATTTTTACAATTTCACCATTATTCAACACCACAACATCGCCAGATTTTAAATGCTCAACCGCCAAAATGTTTCGTAGTTCTTTTATTGATACTTTGGTTTTGTCTATAGGAGAGCTTCCTATACCGTTCCACTCCCAATTATAATGAACAATCGGATATTCATCGCTTACAACACCATTTTTTAATCTTTTTAGTGTTGGTTTATAAACACCCTCCCCAAACATCTCCAACAACTTCGCCAACTTCCGTGCTTTCTTCTCGCTACTAACACGTACAAATACTTCTTCTTTCTTTAACATAATTCTATTGTGTTTTAATTTCTGTAAATATAGACACTTAATTTAATATATCAAAATTTATCTCTGAAAAACATTCGTTCATACCGTTGAATTTTATTGATGGTATCTTCTTAAAATTTTTATGTAACAACTTTAACTCATTCTCTTTGTCAAAACAATCCTTCGCGTTGTGGAATATGATTTCTTTTAAAACTTCATAATTATATGGCATATTGTATTTACCTGTAAATCTTCGTTTTATTGTATTATAAGTTCTTCCAATCTTATAAAATTCTTCATTTTCATTCCAACATTTAATTATATAAACTTTGAAACTATCGAAATTTTTAGCTTGTTCGGCTTTTTTCTGCCAACTAGTAATATTCCACCCCTGTGGTTTTTCTTTGTGACGCCTTGAAACAACATCTCTAGAACATTTATAACATCCCCTATTATTCAAATGGTTGTTTGCTTTCTGTTCAAAGACACCATGAATTGGACAAATTATTTTAACCTTGTTTTGAGAATTAACGTACTTTACTAAAGTGTAATCATACTTATAACCATGTGTTTTTATTGCTTTTTCTATAAAGTCTTTTGTATCATAAGATTTTATAGAAGATACTTTATCGTTAGCGCATTTAACGCATCCAAAACCACCTAAGTGATTAACGGCTCTTTGCTCAAAAACACCGTGTTCTCCACAAATAATCTTTACTTTTTCTCTTGAGTTTTTATAATCAACAAGAGAATAGTCGTATCTATCACCGTGTTTTTCTTTAGATTTTTTAATAAATTCATCAGTATTGAAACTGAAAAAATCACTCTTTCTATCTATACCGCATTGTGGGCAGCCTTGTGGATTTCTTTTATGACAATGATTTCCAGGTGTTTGTTCAAAATCACCATGTTTGTAGCAATGTATAATTACTTTTTTATTAGACATTACATATATAACCTTATCATAGTTGTATTTATCTCCGTGAATAGATTTAGCTTTTTTAATAAAATATTCTGTTGTTATAACTTTTGACATAAAATAAATTTACTCAAAAATAACCATACTTTTTATATAAGGCTCTCCATTAGACCTAAACTCTAATCTATTCAACGAAACAGAACCTGTCCATTGGTCTTCATCCCATATTAAATATGGATATCTTATTTCGCCTGATTCCAACCATTCTTGTGTTGTTTTGAAAATAGGCTCTTCCCAGTTTTTTAGTAACTCGTACGAATCCTTACTCGCCACTAATGCTCTTTCTCTATCTATCATAAATCAAAGATAGTAACTAAATGTGTTAATAGCAAATTTAATTGTATTTATTTGACATTGAATCGTAGACGAACATTATCAACAAATAAACCCAACAAAAAACAATAATTGAAAAAACGATTTTTATGATAAATGCCATTACTTTCCTTTATCGTGGGTGGTGTGGATCGATCCGATGACTTCTTGTTTAACATCCTGCCAGTATCGAAGGTTAGGGTTAAGCTCGCCTTGAGCATCTGCTAAATAGGTGTCGATATACTCCCATTGTTCGATAATACCATCAACATGTATTAAAGCGCATTGCTTTGCTGTTTCGTAACACATTGGATAGCTTCCTAATTGGTCAATTGGTTGCATGAACTTATTAACAAGCTCGATTGCTTTTTCATTTATTTTAGACTGCATCAGTTTTTCCTTTCTTTAAAGAATGTAATAGTGTCTTAATTTCTTGTCTACGGTAAAAAACATATTCTGTCATGTTTTCCACTTCTTCTTGCGTATCTAAAACAGGAGCAGGACACTTCTCATAAATCCAATCCAATGACTTTTTGCATCGCCCCAACATCTCCACCAACTCTTTGTTTTTTTCTGCTGACTTCAATACAGCTTCTTGGAGGGCTACAAATCCTTTTTGGTAAGTTTCTGATTGATCGATTTCCTCTTGTACATCTTCTAAGGCACGTGTGTACCCTGTGAAGTAATCTATTCCAGATTTGAACGTTCCAGCAAACTTGCTGTATTCCTCCGCTCGTTGTTTTCCTGTATTTCTAAATTCCTTTATCATATCGTAGTTGCTTTAGTGATTAGTTCACTTATTTTTTCTCTTTCCTCGCCCCATTCATCAAAATACTCTGTTAATTCATACAGATACTTCAACATCTCCAACATTTCGGGAGCGTGCTTGATCAAAACTGAATCCGCTTTTGCGTTATCGCTTCGTTTGGGAATAAACGCAACCGCTTTTGTTTCATCGCTGTTGGTTATAACCAATTGATTTGTATCGTTGTCTATGTACCATGGTGGTGTTGACCCTTTAAATTCCTGTGTCATAGTGTTTTTATTTGGTTTTGTTTAATAAGATATTTCTATTACAGATTCTAAACACGCTCCAAGAGTTGCAACTGCATCTGTTCCATCAGTAAAAGCTATCCTGAACATATTTGGATAGCCTTTTACGTTATAAATCCACGCAACTATCCTGTGGTTGTTATCTAATTGTAATTGACGGAAAATAGCGTTTGCCACTTGAAGCCCTATTTCTGTTTTATCCATTTCTCTATTTCTTATTGTTAATAAATCCGAGGATGTAGTTTGCGCCTTTAATAAATCCTAACATTAAAAAATTATTACGGCTGTCCATCTGTTTCTGTATATCCTCCTCACTAGGCAACTGGATTTCTTCGAGCCAGTATTCATAATCGTTTTTTATTACTTCGACTGTAACAAATTCTCTATTTACTCTGCAATATGCTACATCTACACTGTCAATAGAAAATTGAGCGCTTGCTCCTAATTTGTCTATGAATATTTTTGTTTGGCAAAATTCGGGTAACCTATCCTCGACAAGCACCTTTCTAAATATTGTTTCTTTTTTCATAACGCTAAATTAGTAAATCCTTTTCATAATTCAAAATAAAAAGCGAGATTTTTTTTCTCGCTCTTGTTTTAAACTAAATCTTCTAAGTATGGAGGGTAGAAGTCAGTACTTTTGAGGACCTTTCCATCACCTGAACGATAAACTACAAACTTCTTTTCTCGTGGTTCGATATACGTGTCAATACCTTGCCTAGAATAGAAATCCCTAGTACTTTGAGCTGTCTTAATATCGTAGCAGAACTTAGACATATTTGAATCATGGACACGATCTAAAGCTGTTTTGAAGTTTTCTAGTGTGAGGCCTATACTTGATGCAATAATACCAACTAATGCGTTTATAGTTTCAACCTCATCGCACTTGATGTCAATTAAAGATTCAACTAATTTATTTACAGTCTTAGTGAAAATTTTGTTATGCCAAAAAATATCCTCGACCTCCTCGTTTTCTCGACCCATTTGATTAGCTGTCCCGTCATTTACGTATTTAATATCACACAAAGCGTCCAATATCTCAACACGGTTATTGTCAACAATAGCGTATTGCAATTCTCGTATTTCTTCACGTAACAAATTATCACGGAAGTCGTATTCTTCTTTTGTTAACTCCCGTGGTGTATCGCTTACAGGTTGTCCCGATGCGATTTGAAATTCTCTAACTTTTTCTTGGTAATTCATAATCTTTTATATTTTTTAAAGTTTCTTCAATCTGTTCTGGTGGCATCCGTGAGAAATACTCCAATACCTCAAATAAAGCCGCAGGTGCGTCGTATTCTACCATGTCAGTGTCTTTAGCTCTAAATACTTTATTGAACTCAACTAGAAGAGCCTGAATGCTTTCGCGTGCTTTTCTAAGATGGTTATTCATTGTTGGTGTGCCGAACTTTAAACGACCGAACATTGTCTTATCAATCATCTCGGCCACACGCAATGCAAGAAAGTAACTATTTATGTTATAGTACAATCCCTCTGCCTGTTCTTTTGTTAATTCTATTTTCTTTTTCATGTAGCAAAAGTAACACTTCTATTTCAGTTCTGCAAGTAAAAACTTTAAAAACTTTTCTTGTTCATTTTTATCTTCAACAACCAATCTGTGTCTTGCGCCTATTGGCATTTCAAAGTTGTTATACAATTTAAGCATTTTGCAATAAACCATATTACTTCCGCAAAGTTGTTTAATCTTTTCCATATCCCTCAATCAATTTCTTTAAATAAAATTCCGCTTTCTTTAAATCCTCTAAACCGTTCTTGTGTTTATACCTTGTAAATTAACCCTCTCCTAATATTTTGAATTGTAGTTTTAGACACACCTAATTCTCTACCAATTGTCGTTGACCCTTTATTAGAGTTTCTTATATAATCTATTTCCACATCTGAAAACCTTCTTTGTTTATTTTTTAATCCCTTTTTATAAACCTTCAATCCTGTAGATATAGCATGATTTAAATTGTAACTTCTATCACACCATTCTAAATTATTAACATTATTGTTTTTTTTATTTCCGTCTATATGATTTACATCTGTATAATTATTGGGATTAGGGATGAATTTTGATGCGACAACCCTGTGTACATAGTCCTTTATTTCACCAACCGAAATTCCTTCATATCCGTTAGCCATGTTTGAGTTTAATATTAAACCAGTTTGTGTCCTTATTTTACCATCAGTAGAAATATCTAAAACTATATTATTGTTAGCCCCATTTCTACATCCGCAAGTTTTATCATGACCGCTTAAAACCTTGTAATCGTGTATTTCCTTGTTAAAACCACAAACTCCACAATTGTAAATAGACTTACTTTTTGTTGTCTTTTCTACAAGCGACAAATAGTTAAAACTTCTATTAAAATAATTTTCCATAAAAAAAATAGAGTAGGCGTTCGGGGTCACGGTTCCCTACTAACCAACTCTATTATTAAAATATCTTACATACGCCCGTGACTGCGTTATACAAATATACGAAAAATTATTTATTAACAATCTGCCTGAAATACATCATTGCGTCGCAAGCTATTGCTTCAATATGCCCATATGGTCTTCCATCATCTTCCATAACACCCTCGTGCAATGCTACTAAATGCCTTGTAATTGCGTTTAATAAATCTTTTGGGTTACTCATGGGCTTAACCCAATTATAAGGTTCGTATTTACCTTTATTTGAATCCATTCTTTCCGCCATATGTTTAATAAATGTCCAATCTATTTCGTATGACAGCTTGCCGGATGTTTCTTTTTTAGCATTATTAGAAACCAATTGACAATCTTCCAACCCCATAAACTCAATAAATTCTTGTTCGGATAGTTTGGTGTAGCCGCCAATATGGTTATAAGTGAACTCGCGTAAATGACTTGCCCAGAAATACCCTGTTTCATCACTACTGTTTACGTTGTCAAAATATTCAATATCTACATAGTTTTTCACAACATTCTTTCTTCCGACATAACTCTTATGCAACTCAATCAATCTTGGTGTCGACTCAGTGTAAACTTTTTTAGCTTCTTCCATTGTATATGTGTTTTAATTTCTGTAAATATAGACACTTAATTTAATATATCAAAATTTATCTCTGAAAAACATTCGTTCATACCCTTAAAAAACAACATCGGTGTATATTTTAATTCTTTATTTATTCTCTTTAAGTCTATTTCTTTATAAAAGCAATCTATAGCATTATCAATCATTTCTGCTCGTTTGTCAAATACTAATTCTTTTACAACCTCATAGTTATATGGTAAGTCTCTTTTACTATTAAACCTATATTTAGTTAATCTATAAGTCCTTCCTATCTTGTAGAATGTTTCTGTTTCGTTCCAACATTTTATTATGTAAACTTTGAAAGAGTCGAATACCTTACTTTTAAATGCCGCATCGCACCATTTAGAGAACCCCCAAGTTGTGGAGTTAATACGGTTTTTAATAGATATACTATCTCTGCCACATTTATAACACCCATTACCATTTAAATGTTTATTCGGAGTTTGCTCAAAAACTCCATGAATATTGCATTTTATTTTTATATTTAAATTCCATTTTTTATAATCAACAAGTGAGTAATCGTATCTGTCACCATGTATTTTTTTAAAATCTTTTATAACATCACTAATGCTTTTCTTGTTTTTAAAGTTAATAATACTTCTACCACATTTTTCGCAACCCCCATTTAAATGATGCGCGGGTGTTTGCTCAAATACATCGTGTATAGGACAGATTATTTTCACTTTTGTCCTATTGTTTTTATAACACACTAATTTATAATCGTATTTATTTCCGTGTTTTAATTTTGCTTTTTCAATAAATAAACAATTATTTCCAGACAATTTTGTTGATGTTATTTCTTTAGCGCACTCATTACACCCTCTGCCGCATAAATGACTATTAGGTGTTTGTTCAAAATCACCATGTTTGTAGCAATGTATAATTACTTTTTTATTAGACATTACATATATAACCTTATCATAGTTGTATTTATCTCCGTGAACGCACTTTGATTTTTCTATAAATTCTTGAGTCGTTAATCTTCTTGACATTGTATAACTAAAAAACCCTATTAATATCCGTTGCATCTCACCTCAACATCAATTAACAGGGCAATATCTTTTATATTCGTTACTAATTGTGAGATGCTGTAACACTACACAAATATACTAAAAATTTTGTTAACACACGAATTGGAATAGTTTATCAAATTTACTACAAAATCTTTCTCCGGCTTCTGTGTCTGTAGCATTATCTCTAACACGAATCGATATATATTTATATGAATTTCCGTATTTTTCCATATAGCATATTTTAACAAGCCTTCCCTCGTCACGATCTTCTCTTAGCTTTACCGCTGTAGAATATATTCCTGACTCAATTCCCTTTCCAAGCATATCACGCTGTTCTATTTGCGTTGGTGTGGCTTTAACTTTTTTCTTTACTTTCTTCATAACCTTTGTTTCTTTTGGTTTTATATTTGAGTAGTAACCTATTTTCATGCCCTTTGTGTATTCGGTTATCCTACCACGTTTTATTCCGGTTATTCTTTCAACTTCGTTGATACTATATCCATCTAATCTCAATCCGATTACCATTTCTTTATCCTCGTCGTGAAAAGTGGCTAGTATAATTCCTTTAGTATTATCGCATACAGCACGATACGTAATGTCTTTCAATAGTGCTATTCCAAATGCTGTATATCCTTTCTTAGCCAATTCCATACACCCAACACCTGGCGATGGTGGCTTAACGTCCTTTGTGTACTTACTTACTGTTGCAGTAGAAATACCAACTTTTTTTGCTATTTCGGACACGTGTATACCCTTTTTTCTTAACCTAATTGCTTTCTTGATTTTCTCTTTCATTTTACTATAATTTCAATAATTCGACTATGCCCTGGCAATACTTGGCACTTTCCTTTGTGGTACAACTCTACCCATCTCAACACCATCTCGCCTGGCACATTCATTTCCTTTGATATTTCAGTGCTTGTCATTCCTAAACCAACGTATTTCTCAATGCAATCGCCCTTAAGCTGGTCACTGTATTTTCTTGTTCTCATAGTAAACAACCTGATTAAAGTCGAAAACCTTTTGATACATACCTCGACTTACAATAACATTGAAACGCTTACCGTACAGTCTGTATATTGAAATGAACTCAAAATCACTTAGCGTTATGTATTTTGTTGATTGTGTTGTGGCAGAACCAAACTCGGTGTATTTGCCGTCAATAAGAATCTGAACCACACAACTATCAGCGAAGATGCTAACACGTGTTTTATCGTCGTATTCTATTGGAGAAAGTTCTGTTGCTTTCTCGCATGATGTTAGCGCAAGGGCAAGTATTAAAACCTTAAATGTATTCTTCAGCTTGCTTGGCACGTGGTTAATTCTACTGTAGAACTTAGCTTTAACGATGCTGTTTATCAATTCTTTCATAACTAAGCCTCCTCTGTTTTAATAAGACCAACCACACCTACAACCAATCCCACAATAATAAACTTATATCCAAATAAAGCGATACCACCTGTTAATGTTGCTAGGTAAATTCCTAATGCGATTAATAAAATTCCGATTAATGTTTTCATGTTGTTGTTATTTGATATTGTAAAGATAGTGTTTTGGTTTTAGAATACAAAATTTATTTTAATCTTGTAACTCTAAATTTCTTTTATCAATTTCCAACTCTAACCTACTTATAAATGTATTGATAGTTTTAAATCCAAATAAAGTTTTTGCATTCAATATAGCAACAAAACCAAATTTACCTTTAAACAGGGTTAAATTATCTTCTTCATTTGTTAATTCAATCATATTACCTTGTAATAGTTGATTTTTAATGTTTTCTAAATTTTTCATAATACTCTTTGTTTTAATTTGATATTGTAAAGATACAACCTATATTCGAGAAAACAAAATCTTTTTTTAAATAAACGAAAAATCTATATCAATTTCTTTTTCTGTTAACGCATTACTAACAGCATAACGAATAGCATCAATAAGGTGGTTATGTGCATCTATTGGTGTTTCTGACTTCTTATCAGACCAAGAATAATTGTTTAGCTCCTTTACCAAGTTAACGCTTTTTGGATCAACAATAAGAGTATAGTTCTGCAATAACGCAATTCCTGTATTAACACTATCCTTACCTTTAATGGCAGGAGTAACGTTTAATCCCTTTTTCTGCAACTCATGTATTAACCTTGGTTCTGCGCTATCAGAAACAATCAAATCATTTCCGCAACGATGTTTCATAACTTGAGCCACGTCGTCGGTGGTCATCCTGGTTCGGTATAATTCTTCT